AAGACATTAAATACTATTTAAATTTCATATTTAATCCATTTATCATCACAGGTATTTCAGATAAAAAATTAAATAGAAAGGTTGAAACAGACTATTCAACAGAACTATTAACCATTATTGATATTCTTAATTATGCTAAAACGCATAATACAGGGAGTGATAAAGATTTATCTATTATATTCTCAAATAGAGATACCCTTTTTGAATCTTTTAATCTAAATGTTTTCCTGGACGAAGATGTCAGTGAACAGCAGTTTGGCGATATCATTGCCTCACTGTATGACTTATTTAATAAAGTTCTAGTCAAGAACCTGCAGCTAGGCATTGACGCAAAAACAATAAACAAAGTAATTCCCAATTTAATTCCAACATTTAATGTTATGTTAGCAAATAACTATTTTGATAATCCAGATTTTGTAGAAGGAAAAGAATTCGCTTTAACTACTAAAATTGATGGTGGGCGTATTATTGCTATTAAGAAAAACGGTGATGTTAAATTCTATACTCGCTCTGGTCAGTTATATGAGGGATTAGTTGATTTAGAAGAAGAAATGAAATTATACATGCCTGATAATTTAGTTTTAGATGGGGAAATTACTTTATTAAATGATTATGAAGTATTATATGATTTAAAATATAATGAACCCTGTATTGGTCATAAATTAACATCTAAAGAGCAATATAAAGAGACTATGAAGATTACCAGAAAAGATGGTGAGAAACATGGTGTAAAAATGTTGGTGTTTGATGGAATGTCTGTTGAAGATTTTGAAACTCAACAAAACAATGTTACTTATATGAATAGAAGAGGTAAACTTGAAGAATTTTGGAACCACGCAGAGAATTGCGGTCACCAAATGGTTTACTTTGAATTACTTCCAATTCTTTATCAAGGTACTGACACTTCTGAAATCAATAAGTGGCTCAATTATAATATTGAACATGGTGAAGAAGGTGTTATGATCAACATATGCGATGCTCCATATGAGTTTAAGCGCTCAAATTCATTATTGAAAGTTAAGAAGTTTAATTCTTGCGATTTGCGCGTTGTTGCTTTAGAATGCGGCACAAATAAAAATAGTGATAAGTTAGGAGCCTTTATTTGTGAATATAAGAATAATAATACAATAAAAGTTGGTTCTGGTATTTCTGAAGAACAGCGCGTTGAGGTATGGTCCAATAAAGAAAAATATATTGGTAGTATAATTGAGATTAGTTATTTCGAAGAAACAACAAATCAAAAGGGTGGAATATCTCTCAGATTCCCTACCTTCAAAGATTTTAGACCTGATAAATCGGAACCAAATTACTAATTCAAAAGCACTAAAAATATGCTAAAGGTAAGATAAAAAATATGCTAAATTAATTGTAAGAGAATATTTTTATGATTAATTTGCGAGAACGGTTATTAGAATTGAATATTGTTAATGATAACATGTATTTAGATAAATATTGTGAATTATGCTTTAACAATAAAAACACACATAAACAAAAGTTTAAAACGCAGCTACACCATATTATTCCAAAATGGTATTTTAGATATAATAATTTGGTGATAGATAATTCAGCAAGTAATACGGTAAATTTATTTTATAAAGACCATGTATTAGCTCATTATTATTTAGCTTTATGCGCTAAAGATAAGAAATTTTTGTCTGCTATGATATATGCTATAAACATAATTATTGGAAGCAAACAGATTAAAGATGATATTAAGACTGATCTGAATTCAATTTTAATCACATTGCCTAAATATCAAGAGTTATATGAAACATCTATAAAAATTAAATCAGAAAACATATCTAAAAAATTAAAAGGAGTTAACAAATCTGACGTCGCTAAAAAACATATGTCTGAAGCTAAAAGAGGAAGAAAACTCACAGAGCAACACAAAAGAAAAATAAGCCAAAAACTTAAAGGTTGTAAACAACCCTGGGCAGGTAGAAAACAGTCACAAGAAGAGATTGAAAAACGTAGACAAAAATTGATAGGTCATATTACTAGTCAAGAAACTAGAAACAAAATTAGCAAAGCAAACACTGGTCGGCAGATATCTGAAAAACATAAAGAAGCTTTAAGACAAGCTCACCTAGGGAAAGCTAGTTGGAATAAAGGATTACCCGCTTATAATCATGGCTTAATTCAAATATCTAAAATAGAAACACAAGAATTAAAATATATCAACGAATCTGAAGTACTTGATTATATAAAAGATGGGTGGGTAAAAGGAAATTATTTTCTAAGCATAAAGAAAAAAGGAAAATCTAGTAATACAGAAAAAAAAATACTTTGTATAGAAGATGATATAATATATTCAAGCGTAAAAGAAGCAGCATCTCAGCCTAGATGTTCATGTCTATTTAGAAGTATAAAAAATATTAATGTAAAAACTAATAATAAGCATTGGGTTTTAATTCAAAAATTAGAAAAATGGCAAACAATGGATTTGCAAGTTATTGATATAGAAGAGGGAACAAATTCTAATAAAGGTGTTCTTGGAGCTCTTCTCGTTCGATATAAAGATGGTAATGTTGTTAAGGTCGGTTCTGGATATTCGAAAGAGCTTAGAAGCGAGATCTGGAATAACAAAGAAAAATGGCTAGGAGCTATTATCGAAGTTCAGTATTTTGAAGAAACCGAAAATGATAATGGTGGCAAATCGCTTAGATTTCCTGTATTTAAAGATATACGAACAGATAAAGACGTAGCAGACTATTAAACGATTATATCCCTTATATCCCTAAGGTCTCACAATGATTTAAATGTAACCGATATATTTAATATATAATATTGAAATATTAATAGATGAAAGGGATTCAAAGTCTTACAGTAATATAAACAGAAAAAAAATATTGTATATTTATCATAAGCGCTAAAAAATTGATAAAGTAGCGTTAAATCCAATGCTAGATAATGGTAAACCTAGAGAAATCCAGCGGCGCAAAACTATAGGGCCTAACTCACAAGAGATGGTAGCCAGTTGCCTAAGCGAAGTAAAGTAGTAATATATTATTTGGGCAAGTATGTATCATCTCTTTTCTTTGCTTAGTCGCCCCTAGCATATAAAAATTCATAAAAAAAGAGAAAAAAAATTATGAAAAACAAGAAAAACAAGAAAAGAGGATGAATAATGTCTTATTTAATAGTTGAACATGATATTGATATAATGGAAAATAGGGATGCAGTTGAAATTGCAAACATTTATAATATTGTTAAGACTAAAGAAGAAGCATAACAAAAAGTCTTTTAATTAAATAATAAAGATGATGTTCCAAATAGATATCCTTATTACTTAAAAAAATAAGCTGTTTATGAACAGACTTGAATCAGAAAAGAAAACCTTGTTAAAAATCAAGGTTTTTTTATTTACGCCTTGTATATTATAATAATATATAGACTGATTGGAGGTCGTAGCATGAGAGTATTATTATTAATGAGAGGTGCGCCAGGTTGTGGTAAATCAACTTGGATTAAAAAGCATAACCTTGAAGCATACACATTATCACCAGATGAGCTTAGAATCAATTGCAGTTCACCAGCTTTACAACCGAGCGGAGATATTAGAATTACTCGAGATATGGGAAACGAACAGGTTGTTTGGGATATTCTATTTAAGATTTTAGAACACAGAATGTCTCGCGGAGAATTTACGGTTATTGATGCTACTTGCTCAAAAACAAAAGATATCAAACAATATAAAGAAATAGCTGACCAATATAGGTATCGTATATATATTGTTGATTTTACTAAAATTCCATTAGAGACTTGCTTAATTCAAAATAAAATGAGGCCTGAGTTAAAATGGGTTCCAGACGAAGCTATTGAAAATATTTATGCTCGCTTTGCAACACAACAAATTCCTAGTGGTGTAACTGTTATTAATCCAGATGAATTTGATACTATAATTGAAAAGCCGTTTGATATGTCTAATTATCGCAGAATTGTCTTTATTGGTGATATTCATGGTTGATGATACATTATTACAATATGGTGATTTTGCAGATAAGTTGAGAGATGATACAGCCTACATTTTTCTTGGTGATTATATTGATAGGGGCAATCAAAATGCTGAAGTTATGAACTGGCTTTATTCTATCATGAATTTACCAAATGTTTGCTTGTTAGAAGGCAATCATGAAAAATGGTTAAAAGATTATGGTAACTCAGTTACAGCTAAATCAAAAGAGTTTGAACAAAAAACAAAGCCACAATTAATTGCTGGTGGCTTCGATGAAAAGAAAGCTAGAATATTCTATAGAAAATTACGCCAATTCTCTCACATCACTTTTAATGGTATCGAAATTTTAGCTTGTCATGCAGGTATTCCACATTTAAATACTAATTTATTATATGTTCCTGCATCTGATTTTATTAAAGGTGTTGGAGAATATAAAGACTATAAGGTTATCACAGAAACATGGATGGCTAAAGCTAATGATAATCAATTTTTAATTCATGGACATAGAAATGTTGAAGGTGATGAAACACAAATTGCTGATCGCGTATTTAATCTTGAAGGTCGCGTCGAATTTGGCGGAGCTTTGCGCATCGTTGAATTATCACATAATTTAGAGTGGAATGTTGTTGAATTACCTGATTGTCAACCTGTTACAGAAGAATTAAATACTGAGGAACGTAAAGTTGATACAGTTGAAGAAGCAATAAGCTATCTTAGAAATAACAGATACGTACAAGAGAAACAGTTAGGTGATAACATCTCATCATTTAATTTCACTCGTGAAGCTTTTTATAAAGGCAATTGGAACAAGCAAACAGTTTTAGCTCGTGGTCTATTTATCGATACTGCTAATAATAAAATTATGGCGCGTTCATATGAAAAGTTTTTCAGAATCAATGAAGTTCGTGAAACTGAATTAGCTTCTTTGCGCGAACGTTTGGTATTTCCGGTTCAAGCTTATGTTAAAGAAAATGGTTTCTTAGGCATTGTTTCTTATGACTATAATAAAGATGATTTATTTATTGCTTCAAAATCAACCAATAAAGGTGATTATGTTGAATACTTTAAAAAGCTATTAGAACCTTATAGAGAAAAAATCCTCGGTATGTTTAAAGCTAATCATAGAAATCCAGGTGCGACTGAATGCTCGCTAGTATTTGAATGTGTAGATGCTGAACATGACCCCCATATCATTAAATATAATCAGAATAGAATCGTACTTTTAGATGTTATTGCAAATACCATTGAGTATAGTGCAGGAAATTATCCAGCAGTTTTAGATA